CTTTTTTTCAATCACTTTATTAGGAGATTAAACACACAATGGAACGAGGATTATTTTATTTACCATGCGGTAATAATGTTGATGACCTACCCCCCTCATTTGAGGGATGGTATAACCCCCATCAAAGATGGAATGGATGGTATGCCCCTCTTTTTAATAAGGAGACATACGACAAGATTTGTGCCTACTATGGCGACCCCAAAACCAATACCCAAGAATCCATAGATGATCTAAAAGAATTTATGGATGCAGATAAAAACAAGTCTGCTTATTCTGTATCAATGGAAGGTCAATTATATGACTTTGGTTCTTGCTGTTTATGTTGGGGGAATGAGAACGATGAATAAAGAAATCGCACAATACATCAACACTCTTTTAGCTGATAGAGAAAGACTATTAGATGAAAGGA